GGAATTGCGAATTCCAGGACCGCGAGCGTTCCCAGATAGCGTCGTACTACCGTGGATTCCGCATCGGACAGATTGTTCATGCGGAATTCCAGCAGCCCATAGGCTTGATAGAAACGCCAGCTTTCTATCCCCGCTGGCGCAGCGCCATACGCTGGATATCCACAGAACCGGCGGATATCGGTCTTCTCCGCATCGGTGAATAGCATCAGAGATACGCACCGTCGCCACGTGTGAACAATATGCTGCCGCTGCCAGTCGCTAGCACCACGGCGCCGTAACTAACTAGTCCGTTAATGGCCAGCATGGCCCGCGAATTGGCCATGACCGGCATGTCTCCAGTCGAAGCCGTAACCGACGCGTCGGCACCGAAGCGCACGTAGGCCAGGGACGCAGTTAGATTGGTTACGACGACAGAATCACCACCGCCTAGCAGATGAACGGTAGCCGACGTAATGCCGGCGTTCAGCGAAACTGTTCCGGTGGGCCGGAACGGCGTAATGGATCCAGCAGCCATGTCGTGTTCTGCCTCTTATCAGACTAACCAATGTGCTCGACCATCACAGCGCGCTTAAACGCTGCGTTCGTGGCAGTGGGCACCGTTGTTGGGTTGGTGGTGGTGTCGGATGGTGCACAGAAGCCACCAATCCAGTACCAAGACTGGGCGATAATTTGCTGCAGTCGATCGATTGGTTCACGCGTCACCATAGCGACGTCGTCGACAACAGAGACAATAGAATCTCTGGGAATGACATCATCGGCGGCCATACCAGCGAAGTCACCCTCGATCAGCGCGCCCTGGCCGCAGATGATCGGGCGACGAATCATCAACCCGGCGAGCGTGGGGTGCGGTTGCACGAAGGCTTCAGTGGTAGGAATGAAACGCAGACCCAGGAAGTCGTTGGTCATTCCCTGCCGGAACACCTGATTCGCCGCGGTGGCGCCCTGGAATAACTGCTTGAAGTCAGGATCAGCGAAGAGTTGCCGCGCAGAAACCGGATCGAGATAGCAGTTATAGACACCGCTGACCTCGGGCACCGCATTCATCCGCAGTTTCGAAACTGCGTCGAGCAGGCAACTCATCGTCAGCATGTCGGTCGCCGTCAACTGGGATGTATTGGTCCGCTGCGACGGGCGCACGACGACGGAAGCAATCGCCGAAATGACGCTGTTGCCCGCGGTCCCATCCGACACCGACACGTTGCCGGAGAACGTCAACGCGCCGGATACGCCATTTGGCGTCGTCGAGACGTTGGTTGTATCCGCTGCGGCACCGACCAAGGTGTAGGCATTCGCGCCAACGGTGACAGTCAGCGGATTGCCGCCACTGACGGGCTGTTGCACACCATTGACGAATGCATTCAAGAAGCCGCGGATATCATCCACCGCCACGGCGGTTCCGGCGCTACCAAGCGTGGTTCGCACCCGCGTATTGCCACCGAAGTAATTGTTGAACAGCGCATTGCGTGCCAACTCATCAAGGCTGCGGGCCGCCTGCTCACCATTGACAAAGGCATTCTGCAGAAATTGCGACGCAATGCCGACGCGGCTGGTCACCATGTTCAGATCAGTAGTCGCCGCATAGTGATCGATCGAAATGGTATACTGCTCGACACCCCAGTTCGTTGGCGTAAGACCGTTATCGAAATTGGTATTTGTGCTCGGCTGCAACGGTATCGTTACGCTGGGCTTGAGCCCCGCGCGCGTGCGGGTCAGCGTTTCACCGGCGCCCACCGAAATCTGCACACGGTCGGCGACCGCACGATAACCGAGGCGAGATTGCAAGGCCTGCTGGAATTCGCGCTCCAGAAAACCCTGCTGAATAATTGGCTGCAAAGCAGGCGGAAAATTTTGAATGCCCATCCGGGGATTCCTTCAGCGTGGTTAAGAGCTACATGTCAGGGAGTCGACCGTCGGCCAGTCCTGTGTCTACGGACGGTGCTTCAACACGGCAGCACGCGCCCTCCGATATTCTTCATCGGTCATTTCTGTCGCGAGTTTCTGCCGTGGCGGCTGTGCCGGCGGCACACTGGCCGGGCTGGAGGATGAGGGGTTTGCGAATAACCACGGCTTGGCGCGTCGGAACTGCGTCATGAGCAACGCCGCATCCTCCACTTCGCCGGCCGCATTCAGCTTCACCTTCGAAAGGTCCAGCAACTTTAGACCGTCCAGATCAACCATGCCCGCGCGTACAGCTTCGACCTTCAGCTCCGCGCGGATTAACCTCGCCTCGGCCTGCTGTTCCGCTGCCGCGAGTTGACGCTCAAGAGCCTCGGAGCGCGTGCGCAATTCGATGACGGGGTCATTCACCGGGTTCACTTGCGCATCGTTGTCCGACATCAATGGTTCCCTTCGGGTTTGGTATCGGCGGCGATCCGTGCGAGTTCCGCCGGCACGTCTTCGATGTCGTAGGTATCAGCGATGGCTTTGACAGCGGATTCGCGACTGATCTCGCCAGCGCCAATCAGGGTTGCGAGTGTCTGTGCATCTTTCTGCCGATCATCGGCTGTGGACGGATACCAATGCGGCCAGCTCAATGACAGGCGTGCGGCCGGATCGAGTCCGGCTACCTCCTGCCCCATTACATTCAGCCGGTAGACCTGCGAGGCGCGTAGCACCATACGTGCCAAGGCGAGCAAGGCTCCCTCACCGTAGCTCACCCGCAGATTGTCGGCCAACCAGATCAAGCCCTGGTTCATCAGCTCAAGCGCGCGTCCGGACTGCGCCACTGTCAGCCTGTCGGCATTGGTGCGATTGCCATGCACGCTTTCCAGCGCGAGTTCCCGCAAGGTCCGAACATATTCAATAACCGCCGCAGAGGCGGTTCCGCCAATCTCCAACAACCGGGCATCGCCCTTTTCACTCACCACAAGCGCGTTGCCGGCGCCTTTGATGATCTCACTATCGGTGGTCGCTGGCTCCTTGATCAGCAGCGTTGGATCACTGCTGTATTTCAGGCCGCGACCCGCCTGACTGAGTTGATAGTCGATCTCGATCTGGGTCTCGATTGCCGCCCGAAACGTGCAGGCTCCGTCAACAGGATCGTCCGTCGCGGAGATACCTGGCAGATTGCGGATCCACACTAGCGGCACGAATCCAAGGCCATGCTGCACACTGCGCACGTCGTCAATTTCGGGCTCTAGCGCGGCGCTGATCGGTGACGGTTGAAACCAGGTCTCCGTGTCGGCGTCCCAACGGCGCGTGAACCAGAATTCAATCGCCGGATCTGCAACGTCATAGCCATTCGCTGCGAGCACACTGCCCGAAACTTTATATCGCTCGGTCACACGAAGCAGCGTATCCGGCGCCGTCGGATCCCATTCCGGCCGCAGATACGTCGTGTCCAGCACGTCGAAGAACACCCGTCCCCGCAAGACGCGCATCAGTACCGCAACCGAGCCGATGGCTCCGCGCATCGCTGCCTCGGTCATCACCAGGTTAAGTCGCGTCTCCTTGACGATGTCCGCCAGCACGCTGCGCAACGTCCGATCCGCACAATCGATGGTCGGGAAATGTCCTTCGCTGAACAACAGCGCAACGCTGTCTTCCACCACAATACGGCACAGCGCATAGCGTACGCTGGGTCTCCGGTTGCGCAACGGGATATACTCGCCACCGACGCCGCGCTCTTCATGAAACTGATAGGGCAGCACGTCATAGATCGTGCCGTTCAGTACGCGTTTCAGCACGTCCAGCGTGCGTGCGCGCGCCGGATAGCCCGCATCGCGCGGGATCAACTGGCAGATGGTTTCGAACATCGGTTCCGTAACTGAAAGTTTGCGGCTGCTAGCGGGCCAAGTAAGAGATGGAGAGCCGACGCGCTGGCGGCGCACGCTCGGTCAGCATGCCGAATGCACGCGCCAACGCATCCACCTGATCGTCCTTGCGGCCGAACGGGAAGTTGCCCAGCTCTTCGAAAAAGCTGTGGTTCCAGTTGGCGCGAACCACTGCGACATTACGGGCCTCGACCTGCGAGGCAACCGGTCCCGCGCGCGTCGCCTTCGCGCCAGTTTCGCGCCAGGAAACGATGCGATGTCCGGCCAGACGGCTAGAGAGGTACGACAGCTGTGTCTTACCTGCCTGGCCAGGGTCCTCTGGCAAACCGACAGGGACATTGCGGCCATCCATTTCGGCGGTTCGATGGATGGTGTCCTCTACTTCGTGCGGACTGCCGCGCAGCCGCACCACGTCCAGCACGGTGAAGCGCCCGGATGCTTCACGCATGAGCTTCACCCCCACCGTCCAATCCGGATCGTTGCCCCCAGTCTCGGCGGTCGCGGCAAGATCCCAACCACGCACGACGGGGCCAGCCGACAGCGCCGGTGGCGTATCCAGGAAGTCGATGCAATTGACCTTGAACAGGCTGCCTTGAAGAGGCCTGGGCGATTGTTGATACATCGCTGCCCAAGCACGCTCACCTACAGTTTCACGCTTCCGCGCCAGCGCCGCAGCGTCCTCCCATTCCGGCCACAACGCTGCGCCGGGTTCCCGGTTCAACGGGTCCCCAGATTCCGCCAAGGCAGGCAGGCGGATAATGTTCCATTCGGCTTCGTTCTGAGCCAGTAACCGCCCCGCCAGATCGTCTTCGTTCCAGCGGGTCATGATCAGCACCACACGTCCTTTGGGCTTCAATCGGGTTATCAGATCGGAGCGATACCAGGCCCATAACCGCTCCCGCATGGTCGGGCTATCGGCATCAGCCTGCGACTTCACCGGATCGTCGATGATGACGAGATCAGCTCGCCGGCCAATCAACGGGCCGCGAACACCCGTCGCGAAGTAGTCGCCCTTGCCGGAGGTTCGCCAGTGCCCGGCGGCTTGACCGCCCGCGGCTAACGCGAAGCCCAGCTGCAGACTGAACTCCTTGACCAGATCCCGTACCTGGCGGCCAAAATTCGCAGCGAGGCTCGTTGTATGCGAAGTGGCGATAACCGCGCTGTTTGCGTGCTGGGTGAACCACCATGCTGGGAAAAGGATGGAGGCATAAGTTGTTTTGGCCGAACCGGGCGGCATCAGCACCATCAGTCGATCGATCTGCCCGTCGCTGACCCGCTCGAGCCTATCCATCAGCAGGCGATGGTGCTGAGCCGGACATTGGCCACTTAGCCCCAGCACAAACTCGGCCCATTCGGTCAGGCTAGAGCGGACCGGCGGACACGCGTCCTCCCACCCGGCCAAGCTCTGCGGGTCGTGCGAGGAGCTTGGCATCGATGAGACGGGCGGGTTCCGATTACGGCAGCGATTACCGTCACGCCACCCGTGATAGGATAGCGAAAGTGAAATGGGTTTTGCTCAGGAATTGATGAATGCGGTGCCGCGTGGACACGACCTCATCATAGGCATTTGAATAGCCTATTCTGGGGTAAGTGGGCAAGGTATTTTTTCTTATGACGAGCTTTTTTCCCCAACGCTTGGCCGTGGCCATTGTGACAACGCTGCTTGCCGGGTGCGGCGTCGATCTCGGTGAGAAACTGCAGTCCGGCCAAGTGCTAGCCTGGCACGGCTTGCAGGGGCGCTGGAATGGCCCGGTAGTGCCCGCCGAACCATCATGCGGACCCACGACGCATGGTCTGATGACCATCGGATCGAAAGGGTTTGGCTTCGATCCGTTTGAAAGCACCACGATCATGGATGGCGCCATCGACCCGAACGGGCACCTCAGCGGGAAACTGGTTCGCCAGTTCGGCAACCAGCCAGCACAGTCGATCAGCTTCGATGCAACGGCGCAGTCGAACGGCGGCGAGGATACCATCAGCGGCACGCTGCAATCGGCTCGCTGCCAGTGGAAGGTAACGCTACATCGAGGTTGATCGCGGCCGCCCACCCGTATTCACGCGGTAATCCCGGAAATTAACGCTTATCTAACTGTAGCCCCAGTGGGACGCGTCGCCCGTTGCGGGCAAACTGCCGCGCAGTCGTCAGCACCAGGCAGCCTGTATCGACTGCATCAGCGACTTCGGGGGACACGATGACCTATATGGAACGCGCACCCACCATCGACGGGATGCCGCAAAGCAACATTCCGACTACTCAGTCATGCCGCGAGCCAGTGGTATTGGTCATCGAAGACGATCTGCATCTCACGGATGCGTTTCGCATCGTCTGCGTCTGTTTGAATCTTGCCGTTCAGCGCCTGCCGAGCCATGCCGATTTGGCGGCGGCGTTGCGTACGCACCGCCCAATGGCAGTCGTCGCCGAGATTGATGCGGCAGGGCGCGATGGTTGCAATGTATTGATGATTGTCGCGGCTTTTGACCGCAGCCTGCCAGTGTTGCTGCTCACTGGCTCGGATCCCGCCTTGCTTGGAGCGGTCGACGCGGTTGAGGAGATCTGGCAGCTCACGGCTGTTACCACGGCGCCGGAGCTGGGTGGCATGGACGAAATGGTCGAGTTTCTGTCGCATGCTGGACGCGAGGGTAGCTGCTTACAGTTGTTACGAGTCTAGCAGTTTGAACCTGAGCTGCGCTGCTTGCATTACTGTTGTGCGCAGCGCGTTCAGCGCGTCGCG